TCTCGCATCAGTAAAAGAAGCGAGGAGCTTACCAAGCCAAGGTTGGAGACCAAACGTATCACATAACTCTCCTAACTCTGGTGCTACAGTATTGTGTTGTCCTAACAATTCAACCAGCACCTTATTGATTGTTCCCTTGCCCGATCTACGAGGACCAATAATGTTAAAGAACTTCTGTTGGCTTGTATCGCCCGATAGGATGTAACCAAATATCTCTTGGAGGCAACTGATCGATTCTTGATCGTGTTCCCACAAATCGTTTAGGAATGTTTCCCACAGCGGACATTTGGCATTCGGATCGTACGCAAACGGCAAACTGTTTTGTGTAAAGAAACCCAACGAGTGTGGCAGTAACACATTGTCTTCCAAGTGAAACAAACCATTTTCTAAACTAACCAGTTTGTTTGCCTCTGGTCTGTTGGCACTATACCCTTGCAGCCATACTGGCGGTCTTGTGTTGGCGTGATTGGGTAAGTGCACTAGGGCTTTGATTGCATCCATAGCCCCGCTCACGCTTGCCGGGTTAGGTGAGAACGGCACAATGTTGCCCTTCTTATCTTGGCGTTTGCACTTATCTAAGAACTTATACACTTCGGAGCGAACTGTGCCGTCTTCTATTTCAGCATAGTGTGTGCCGCGATACGAATAGAAATCATTCACATAATGCACCAACTTAATTCCCTCTTCTGAAGAAAACTTAGTGTCTAAAAATGTCTGAGCGTTCTCCATGGGTGCTAAAGAGAGAATGACATCCCCCTTTGCCAATGCCTCGGTTCTATTGTTGTACGACAGTTTAAAGATCAGTGTGCGTAGTGTCGCACCGCCACCTTTCTTGTTAAATGTTTTCCACTTTGATTCACAGGCATTGCTTGAATAACTGGAGACACTGCCGTCCCCATATGACCAGCGATCCCATGCTTCACACGCCTCAAGATCACCTTGAAACTGGTGGTGTAAACACATCCCCATCTGTAACCAATCAGTGTACCCGCAATTTGGATCAAACTGTGGCAACAATTCTGATTCTACTTTTGCGAGATCCCAGCCATCAAGCGGTGGGTTGTAATCAGCAAACGCATCACCCGATGCCCGAACTGTACGCTCTGGAATGAGGTGGGTAAGATCTTGCATGGTGGTGGGTAGATCACCGCTTAACTTGTGTCCCGTAACAGTAAAATATCTGCCCTTGGGGTAGATCTCTAAACCCTTGTCGTGATCAACGTGAGCACCTTGTAGATCCGCTATGGTAAATATCTTTACCCCCGTGCCTGACGGGCTGATCTCTTTGTAGCCTTCAATTTTGTTGAATATGTCACACAATTCTTGGTTGGTAAACTCGTTGACGGCATCATCGTAGCAGTCGTCCAAGTCCACACCAATGATGTGATCGTCCGCAGTAAACACAAAGCCCACGCCATCAAATAGCCCGGTAAGGTAGGCTTTCTCAACGCTTAAAAAGTCTGTCCATGTATCGGGGTTGGTTGAACTGGCAGCCTTGCCCGATGGCTGGACGGGTAGTTTTGACCACCGCTGTGTATCGCCCTCACCAATCAGGACATAGTTCCACAATGTCCATCGTGGCACTGAGCGAAGACTTAGGGGTATGTTTTGGAATAGTACTGGTAATGCTTTCGGTTTCATCTGTTTTCCTTTGCTCTTCTACTTATGCAAATTTTGCCCTACTTTTTCAATTTTCTTTATATCTTTTAGTAATAAGCATATAACTAAAAGTAATCATTATCCACAGTATCCACAGTAGCCATTTTCTAAAAAGTCATATTGCGGCGCACCATTTTTGCTAAAAACCACTATAGGTAGTAGTTCCAAGGGTGTTCACCTACTGCAAATCCATAGTATCCATAGTATCCATAGTATTTCTGAATTATTTTATTTTTATTTTAATACTAAGAATAGAGCTAGGGGTAAAGTGCAAAATTACTGTGGATACTGTGGATACTGCGGCGCACCATTTTGTACGAAAAGGCAGCATTTTGTCCATAATACGCAACAAACGGGCTTTAGAGGCATTATTTTGACTGCTATGAAGGGTAGGCCTCACCCACCATGAAAAAACGCCCCACAGGGCGTTTTAGCAAGGCTCATGATCATGTGATCGTATTTGTCGGTTTACCCATTGGCGAAACTCCACACGATTGTCGTGGGTCTGTTCGTCCCTAGCATCCCAGATAGCATCAAACAAATGCTCCCCGTTTTCCAAGGTAACCTCAATCTTAGTAAGGTTACCCTCTTTATCAAAAATCTCTACTTGTCGTGCTTTCATTTGATTCCATGCCTCCGTTCTATTGCTCTTGCAAACGCCATGATGTCACCTTCCGTTTGCATTCTAATTCCAATAATCTCTTGATCTGTAAGGGGTTTTGACTTGTAGATTCCGCATAAAAATGGCTTTGGCTCCGTGACTACGGCATCTTCGTAACCTGGTTGGTACGGCGCCTCTGCTACATAATTTGGCTTATTGCCAATATATGTCTTTACTGGTTTATTCATTTCTCACTCGCTTTCTTTAATCCTTCAGCATATCCAATCTCATACCCACCTTGGTGTGCCATAGCCTCGTGATGACTGCATTTTTCTAATTGGTTTTCCAACTCCACTATGCGGTCTAAATACTTTTTTTCCCATATCTCCATATCTTTTAATTTCTTTCGTCTTTTAATTTCTCGGTTTATGTACCATACTGCCTTCTCTAGATCCTCTATAGCATCGTCCTTTAAATCAGCACGCCACACATACTTAATTGCGTTACCCAAACAAAACCCCATGTGTTCGGTAATTTGAATGCAGTCAATACCGCTGGGGTGTGATGTGTAATGTTTTGGGTTGTTAACCGGGTCATTCATCGTTTAATCCTATCCCATATCTCTGCTAGGGGCATGGAGCGGATTTGCATCCACCCAAAGTATACACAAGCAAACATGATAAACAAAAAGAAACCAAACACGGCAGCAAAGATAATCACCGCAAATGCGGTGATTACCAAAACAAGTAAATTCATTATTGAGTAGATCATTATTTCATTGCCTCCACAATTCCTTGATCTAGGCATCGTAACATACGCTCTAGAGTTTCTTTGAGATCTTCTACACTCTCACCACTCACACGAATACCATCTTGGGTGTGGGCATAGATTGTCCCGTCTTCGTTGTAATAGACTTCGCAAACCGCATACCAATCGTCACCATCTTCGGTGAACTTCACCACTCGATGATTCCAGGTCATGATTGCACCATCTGAATGCGTTTGCCGATCCAGTTCATTACTGGCACGGCCATACTGTTACCCATCGCTTTGTAGCGTGGACCATCGGGACAGTCTTTGGCTGGCTTTTTACGCCACGGGATCATTGTGTGGTTATCGGGAAAGCCCTGTAACCGCTCACACTCAATCGGTGTGAGTCTGCGTACTGCCATGTTACTCATTAATTTAGGTCCGCTGGTGTTTGTGCCACCACACGCTTCTGTCAATGTCGCAGTTACATTACCATCGATAGCTTGGTTGTACACATCAACTGCATAGGCTGCCGCCACTTGGTTATCGCCCATGTTACTGCGTATTGTTGGTGATAGATCCTCAACAAATCGATTGTCACCGCCTTCGCGCTGGGCAATTCCGGGTTCAAATGCAATTGCCACACCATGCACATCGGTGTTATTCAATGTGAACGAAATGTCTTCGTTCCATCCCATACCTTGGGAGTTTTGCGATGTCGCACCACCACCTTGCAGTGTGTATGCCTTCATACCCACAAATGGTATGTTCCCACCCCCAGTACCCCATGTCGATGTCACAGTCTGGCATACATCGCCCATCTCTTTGACACGACTATCCGATGGATGGTTTTCGTACACAATCAAGCCACGACCATCTTGCAGATCTTGGTTGCCAATGCCTTTGTAATCTCTGGCTAGTAACGAGCCAACTGTATTACTGCGATCTGGTGCGGTTGCAACCAATGTATTGGTGGTGGGATCGTTTCTTCGCTTGGTTGAGACTGAGTGAGCGACTAAGGTTTCTGATCCGCCTCCGAGATCTCCTCCAGCGGCTCGGATTGTTCCAACGCCTTCACCGTATCCTCCAAAGCTTGATGAAGTAAAGGCGGAAGTTTCTTGCCCCTTACTTCTGCTCTTCTTAGGATTCCCGAGCAAGCTTTCTTGCTCAAAAAGAACCGCTGCGGCACTTCGCCAGTCTCCAAGACAGCCAACAACGAAGACTCGACGGCGGCGTTGTGGAACTCCAAAGTGTTGAGCGTCGAGCACTCGGTAGGCGAACCCATACCCGAGTTCCCCCAACGCCCCGAGGAAGGAACCAAAATCCCGTCCTCCTTTTGAACTGAGGACACCTGGAACGTTTTCCCAAACGATCCACTTGGGTTTGAACTTGTCAGCAATTCCGAGATAGACGAGTGCCAAGTTACCGCGCGGGTCATCCATTCCTTTTCGGAGACCAGCGACTGAGAATGATTGGCATGGTGTTCCTCCAACGAGAAGGTCAATTGGTTCATTTAATTTCCACTCCTTATATTTAGTCATGTCACCAAGATTCGGGACATGGGGGTAATGATGAGCCAACACCGCTGATGGGAATGGCTCGATTTCAGAAAACGCAACGGGATTCCAGCCCAGCGAATGCCAAGCGACCGTTGCAGCCTCAACTCCACTACATACACTAAGATAGTTCAACTTTTCTCCTTTTGAATAGTCGTTTGTACCACGGTAAATCATTATAAACTTGATTGATGTGTTGTTTCAATAGGGATATTACTCCCGCTTCAACCAATCGCTCCCTTACATAATCACTCATGTTGATTTCTACATCACAACTACCATCATCATTTTCTTTTGTATGAGTGATCGTAAACTGAAAATCCTGTTCTTCTTTCATTGTTGCCCCTTAAAGTACTGATCCAATGTTTCTAATTCTACAGTAGTTTCTTCCCAATTGTCCTCACTACCATAGTCACCTCTGGTGGCTCGGAGTCGTTCCACATTGCAAAACTCTGGCTCAATTTCCCACCAAGCTGCGGATGCCTCTTTGTATTCTATCCAATCATCGTTTTCAATAAATAGTGGATGATTTAAACCAACAATATGCACACTGTCAAGATAGTCACGATGCGGGATATATTTTTGGGCATAGTTTCGGGATGTCTTCACCAATTTGACCTTGTCCCTGGCTCTGATAAATCTATCGTATGCTTTTAACTGCTCTGGAGTTAATTCCATGTGTCTTCCTTAAATGTTTTTCTAATGTACGGCCGTAAGCGATTATGAATTCGCTTAGATCTAAAACCTTTTCACCATTCTTTTCTGAGATCACTAGTCTTCTTTTTTTCTGTGGAATGTTTTCTACCATATCTAAATAAAATTGTCTATTCATCTTCTTCTTTCAAATGATCGTTGTTAAATGCCTCCATGCTGATCGGCTCTTTGTTTAGTACTGAATTGATGTAACTAACTCGCTCGACTGTCGTACCTAAATAGTTCGCCAGTTCTTTATCGGTTGGGCTGCGCTGGAGTTCCTGCGTGAGCATCCGCTCTGCATACTTGTTTTTACGAATCTCTTCGGTGATGTTGACAGGCAGGCGAATAATGTTTTTGGTGTTTGCCACCGCCCGGTTGACCTCGGTGATGATAACCTTCTTGGCATACGATGCGAACCGAATGCGCCCCATCGGTTTCCATTTTCGGGCTGCTAGGATCAATGCCTCGTTCCCAAACCCTAACATATCCTCCATGTCTACCGAGGAGTGAGTCCAATGGGGCATCGATTTAATGACAGTGACCACAAACCTTAGATTGTGGGTTACCAGTTTCTCAAGGGCTACCTCATCCCCGTTGGCAATCTTGTGGGCTAACTCGGTTTCAATATCCCTACTGAGAGTGGGGATATTATAAAGGGATCTAAGGTAGTCAGATAAGGCATTCTTTTTGTTTTTCAAAATGGGGCATCTCCACACATGGCATGAGCGTGCTGAAACTGTTGAGCCGGGGTTGGATTCTTTGGTTTGGGCAAAACTTTTAGGGTGCAGCCTGTACGCAAAAAGGGTTCACACTCTATGCGCAAACCCAGTTTGCGGAGTAATTCACCATCTTGGTATATTAAATATCGGAGCATCGTTTCACCATAAATGATGGGCTTGTTTTATACCGCCCAAATCGTATTCTTAATTTTAGCAGTGTGTATCTTGAATAAATTGCGTTGTTTCGACTGCGATGTGTTTGCCGATGCAAAAGCATCGTCTTTCCAGGCACTACTTTAAAACGTTTTTGCAGTCGCTTAAAAATCGGTCTACCAATCCGATGGGGTTGGTAGAGCCGATTAAATAGGGTTCTCTTAGCGATTCTCAACGATTACCTCAAATGATTTTAATGACATTGATCGGATTGTACCACTTTCTGTCACAAAAATCACATTGTTATTTTCAAGATACCAACACGCAAACGACACTGAATTGGTGCGTGAAAATGCGTAGGCTGATTTCCATTTGGGGTTACTGTTGCATGGTTTTTGGGAGAGGATCGTATGCCCACCGATTTGATTCGGCGCGATGGCATACATATCCGCATGGGCTGTACCACTCATGAGCATGAGGGCAATTAATAGTTTTTTCATTGTTTAATCCAAAAAGTAATTAAAAGCGATCTTGTACCAATACTCCTTGACTATTTTCTTTTGTTCTTCGGTTGCCTTGGTGATGTCCTCAATTTCCTCTGGCAGTTCCAATTGAGACACCGCCTCGCACCAATTACTATCTTCAAAGGGATCATACTGCTCCCCTGTACGCATAGATTCTATGGCATCCGAGTGTGCCTTTTCTTCTTCTTGGTTATAGTCGGGTTGATCATCGTATCCCGACATTAGCCATTTATCATAGCCATTCATTCTTGACATACTACCTCCTTATTGGTTTGTGAGATAAGCATAAATAAAATATACCACTAATCCAAGGCATGGAGTGATCCATACCATGTGCCCTAAAAACTCCTTGGCATCTTCCCATTCGGTTTTGCCACGGGAGATTGTGATCGCATAGTCGGCATCTCTAAATGCCTCACTTGCTGATCGGCAAGTACGGCCGACCATCTGATGAAGGTTTATTTCACGATTTTTCATTACGCAGCCCTCCTGATTTTGTAATTGTTTAACACCTTGGTAACTCCAAAATCCCAATCGGATTCCAGATCACGGGCTTTATATAACTGACCATTACCTTCGTTGATCAAGTTTAATACTTGTTTGGTATCCATCAAAAACTCACGATGGGTATTCCAATCGCTAACTAAAAATTTCTGAATCATACTGCCTCCGATAAAAAAGATTGTAAATTTTCTGTTGGTACAAATTTTAACAGTTCCGCAATGGCGGTTTCATCGCCACCATCAAGGTCTTTCTTGATCTGCTGAATTACCAAATCAATCAATGCATCTTGATTTACTGACGGGTTTACCAGTTTAATAATAAAACTTTCTACAAATTGTTGTTCCCAGTTCATACTGTTTCCTCCGAGTAATCAATTACTTCATCACGAAACAATGCCACGGGGTATTGCCGATTGGCGATTTGTGCCAACAATTCCAGGAACGAGTCGGCATCGAGGTTGTCACTACCCATCCAATGTTCAATCATTACTGGGGTGATGTATGTTTCTGGTTTCCATTGTGCTTTAGCCATTTTATTTCTCCAAGTGTAGTTTAATTGTTATGGGACATTGAATTTCATTTTCATCGAGCCACATATATAAATCTGTTGCTCTGGGGAAATGAATTTCACCTTTAAATTGTACGGGCAGCCCCACTTGCTCGTACCCTTTGCCTTCGAGGTAACCCTTCATACGAGCATAGATTTTGTCGTACTGGAAGTTCTCCAGTGTGGCAAAACAATCATCGCTGATGTGTTCGCCCATCGAGCCATCGGATTCTAGGTGATAGATTCCGATGTCAAAATCCACACCATCAACTGGTGCATTGTGATTCTCATCGTTAATGAGTACTGCCAGTTTGAATTCAGGATAGGTGAGGTAGTAATGCTCAAATCCCCCGCCCGTACTTATCTGTTCAATTTTAGTCATATAAAGTGTTCTCCTCGTTGTCATCAATACAGTGTAAATAAACAGAGCAATCAAAATCGTAATCGTTGTTTAATTGCTCAGTCCACCCTTCTGCTACTTTGTGCAACATGAGGATCATGCCCTCTTCGCCATGTTGCTTATTAAAATTATGGTACATCTCATCTTCCATGTCAATGTTAATTTGGATTCTCATACAGTTTCCTCCTCAAATGAAATATCCCAGTTACCTACAAAATTACCATTAACATCTCGCACAGTACCCCAGTCGTTAGCCTCTTCAAGCTTGGCTATGATATCTTTTAAGTTATCTATCAATTGGTATTGCACTGGTTGATTGTGATACGCATCGTTATCTATGTCAATAGTTAAATTAAATTTCATGATGGTTTCCTTTTTTAAAATTAAGCGTAATACGAAATGCCTTCGGGGATTGCATTGACATCTGTGCATTCCTCAAAGTGATCCACACTATGGACGGGCATACGATTCCCGTCCACCCACACAAACACCTTACTATCTGGTGACTCAAATGCCTGTAACGCTGATATCAGTTCTCGTATTGTCATATCAATCCTCAATAACATAGGTTGGTGATCTAACTTCTACATAGGTATCACAAATACCAATGGAAAACTGTCGCATGATGATCGCATTGGTGCAATCCAAACCAAGATAGCACGCATTATTTAATTGCCCTTCAAGTTCTTTTAAAGTTACTGTTGGGTTTTCTTCTAAATACTCTGCAATGTATTGATCATCAATATCTACTACTAAATTAAATTTCATAACATTCTCCTTGTAAGAACCTTAATTGTCGTACTACTGGTGCAAAAACATATAGGGATAAACCCTGACCAGGGAAAACCCGGGTCTTTGGGCTGCGGGGTATCCCTATGCATTTTCATACATCGACTTCCGCCACCCTCCAATCGTGGGCATTGTAGTCCTCCATGTAACCTTTCTTAACTGCGTATGCCATGCCTTTTATGAGATCAGCAAGTTCTGCCTCTGCCTCCTCACGAGTGTCAAACAATTCAAGATCCTCTTCGTTAGGCACTTCCCACCCCCCATCAAAAAACAACGCCTCAATTTGGTATTTTTTCATTTGATCCTCCTAATTTCCATGTTATCGAATACATAGTACTCTTGGCATAACATTTTTAATAAATGCTCTTCAAAAGAAAACGGGGTGTCAAGAGTGTGACGAAATTCATCCGCATCGAATAAATTTGTTTCGCCATATTGTTTTTTCAAACTGGGAATAGTGTGAATTTCGGTAATCTCCCCACCATTCCACACGCACAAAAATATTCTGTATGGCTCGTTGCTTAGATTAATTGGATACTGTTGGTTCATTTTCTAATACCTCCATGTTTGCAGTTACATTTTCCATTTTATTGGTGCGAAAACAATTATCAAAAATTGCCCATTTGAAATCGTACTTTTGTAATTTTGCTAAATACTCTTCCGATACTTCCAAATCAAATTGAGTATTGACTCTAATTTTGAATTTCTTTTTTGCCATGTTAATTCCCTGTAAATAAGTGATCAATATTGATCCAGTAATGCACTCATAGAATGCACTACTAGGCAACATTAAATAAATAGGTATTTACCCTCGCCAAACATTTTGTTTAATTGCTTGGTTGCCAAATCCATGTCATGGGTTTTAATTGTGCGAAATGCATTTTCGCTATCAGTCAACAATTTAAACAAAATACCCTTTTTGCGATGCTTAGACATTTCGTACTCTTCTACCAGTATGCCAATCGCAGTATCAGTGTCGTGATCAAAAAATTCTGTGCCATTGATCGCACCAAATTCTGATTTCCATTGTCCTAATGATTTGACATACTTATTCCAAATAATGGCGGAGGGTGACTCATCCCACCCGTATTGCCCACCCATAAATTTAAGATCATAAAATTTCATATCAATACACCCACCATTGCCATCGTTGTGGACATACGCAAATTTTTTACCATCAAGGTATAGGTTGAATTGATATCCACCACCATCATTGGTTGCCCATGATTTAAAACCCTTAATTTGAAAATTCATAATGTTTCCTCCATGTTAATAAAATCTTCTACAGTTTTATTTAAAACCAATTGCTTTACTTCGTCAATGGTTTCAAAATTGCCCAATACTTTCGGGTTGATTTGTTTGTGATCCATTGCCAAATCGAGCATTACGCAATAGCGATAATACTTTTCGCCTCCATCATGGCACTCGCTTAACTCTGGATTTTTGTAATCGCAATAAATCATTAAATATTGCTCGTTACCAAAATTCTTACCAATACATGGGCAAGCATCATTTTTGTATGAGTAATCAGAAAACCCTTCAATGACGGGCAAATCATCGTCGTATCGTGGGAATGCATTTTTTACTAATGTCATTTTTTTACTCTCCTATATAGTGGGCACAATTGCCCTACCATTAAAATACCATATTGGTATAAAATTCATATTAGGACTTTCCCTTACTATCAAGACCAGGCTTTTGATAGGTTTTAACTATATCGATTTAAAACTGGTTTTTAGGGGCATAGAGCGGTTTTGATTGGGGTTGATCCATATGCATTGGGTGGTTTGCGATCGTTTAACTGGGGGCGATCTGATCGTTAGGGTTTACCCTGGTCTTTTTGGCGCATTTTGGGGTTGTCAATAGGTATTTACCCTAAGACCAGCACTATACCAAAAAATGACTCTGGTCAATAGGGGTTTACCCTAATGCTGCCATAGCATAATCGATAGATTTTAACTAAACCCTCCAAAACCGATTAAAACGAGTATAGAGCGGTTTTATGCTTAGTTGATCCATATGCATTGGGTGGTTTGCGATCGTTTAACTGGGGGCGATCTGATCGTTAGGGTTTACCCTGATCAGGCTGCCTAAAAAATAGGCAAATTAAAAATGTCAATAGGGGTTTACCCTATGGCCGATTTTTGGGCATAAAAAAACCCCCAGTATGAAACTGGGGGTTTATTGGGGTTTACTGGTTTAGTGTTTTAGCATTTCTTTTAATTCTGCTTTTAACACCTTCGCATCATTGCCCCTAAAAGTACTGGCATTCGCTAAAAAGTACATAATCACGCTTTTTGCATCGTCATGAAAATATTTGTCGTTAATATTGTTTAATTGTGTCATGGCATCCAAATATGGTTTTGCCCCAAAATATGGTTTTGCCCATACCCGTTTTATATCATATGCAATGCTTGAAATTGATCTATTCATTTTTAAATTCTCCTATGTTATTGATCATTGAATAATGATCCATTAGGGCATTGAGTCAATGCCCTAATAGTCAATACTCTAGATTATATCTACTACAAATCCACTAATGTCTTTTTTTGCCTTACCCTTTGCATACAATGCCACAATGCTATTGGGTTTATCTAGGTGTCGAATGTCTGAATTATCACCACTAACAACGGGCAAACCTAAAAATTCAGTAGGAATATGATCTACTGATCTAAACACAGTTGCAATTCGCATTTTATTGTCAATTGCTTTTTTAACATATTTTTGGAATGTCACTACTCCACTATATGAATAAGTAAGATCATAGTTTTTTGGTAGATCAATTCTATTTGGTATTTTTGTGTAATCGTAAAATTGTACTTCGGGAAATAGATCGAAAATTGTGATCGATCTAATTTTGCCATGCATAAACTCATAATCAAAATACACATTTTCCCATTTAATATCGCTTGTGCCATTTAATCTGATTAATAAAGTTAAACCCGCATTATTTGCTTGTTTAATACCCTTATTAATATCTAATACTAAATTAAGCATAAAATTTTGACGATCATTAAAAAAGTATTGGGTTTTAGCAATGCGAGCATTTTGAATGCTTGTGAATGCCCCTCTACCAGCAGTATATAAGCAAGCATTTTCGCATTGTGCTAATTTTGCCATTGGGCATACATTAAACCCGCTTATGTCACTAGGTGCTAAATAGAGAATGCCAGTTAAAAACCCCAATTGCTCTCCCTTTACGGTTTTCGCATTGGTATCAAACCCTAATAATGATTTGCGTATTGTTGGTTTATTGATTTGCATATATTCGCCTTGTAAATGATTAATAAAATTTACTACTAACATAATTTTATTGTTTAGTTAAAGCAAAATACAGATAAATAAACCCTAATAGGGTTATCCCTGGTCTTGATTGGTACAATTTTTGCTTGTCATTCTAGATGATAATCATTCGCATTTGCCCTATGCCCCTCGCACGCTCGTATAAGCCCATAGTGGCATTTTGTCAATTTGTGACACCTACCCCTTAACTCAATGCCGATCGTGTCACTATGAGCGTTTTGGCAAGCACCAATTTAGTGCGCCTTGCACCAAAATAATGCAGCCCAAATTGTCAATAGGTACTTTCCCTATTAGGGTAATCCCTGGCCTGGTTGTGTGTGAGTACTTACTAACTTAGCAGATTGTTGCACTGCACCAAATTGCCATGCACCAAATTGGTGCG